ATTCGAACCACGGTTTTTCTGTTGATAACTGTTCTCAATAGCAATGCGACACCCCGGCCTTAGCAAGGGTTCTCCCTTCCCGGTCGCGTCATGTCACAGGTACCTTGTCACATCTGCGTAGCCTGCGACAAGATGCGACAACCGCTTGGAGTGCTGATAACGATCGCCGAGGCCGCTGCAATTCTGGGCCTCAAGAGCAGGGGCAGCATCTACCGCAAGGTCAAGAGCCAGGAGTTGCCCACGGTTGAAACGCCGGCGGGCTCAATGATCGAGCGCGACGGCCTGGAGAACGTGTGGGCCAGCATCACCCGAGCCCGGACCGATTCACCCAGGCTGCAAAAGGAGCGCCAGCCGCGTCAGTCCAAAGCGCCAGCCGCTCGCCCCCCTGCTGATTCAGGCGAAGAGTTGAGCGACGATGAGGTGCCGGACTACAACGAAGAACGCGCCAGGAACGAGCGAGAGAAGCGGCTGCATGAGCACCAGAAACGCCTCATCGCCGAGATGGAGTGCCGCCAGAAGGCAAACGAGCTGGTGTATCGAGAGGACTACGACCAGGCGCAGAAGGCCACGGCCCTGTACCTGAGCGGTCAGATCGAAGCGCTACCGCGGCAGATCCGCCAGCAGCTGCCGCACCTAAGCGCCGGGGATGAGGAGGTGATTGAGCGGCTGGTGCATCGCCTGCTCAATCAGGTGGCGGATTGGCGGATGGACCGCGACGAGGTGGCGGCATGATCACCCGCGACGTTCCCGCCCTGGCCGCTGGCATCGCCGAATGCTTCCGCCCCCGGCCGGCGCTGACGGGCGTGGACTACGCCAACACCTACGGCTATGTCACCGGCAACGCAGCCAGCAAGGGGCCATGGATCACTAGGCCATCGCAAGAGTATTGGTTCTATGCCTTCGCATCAAAGAAGGTGCCGATCTTCGTGTGCATGAAGTCGGCAAGGGTTGGCTGGTCTGAGTCGGTCAAGATTGGCGTGGTGCAATACCGCTCGCATTGGCGGCCGTCGAAGATCATGGTGGTGCAGCCGATCGAAAAAGACGCCGAGGAGTACAGCAAGGAAGACATTGCCGATTTGTTCAACGACACGCCATGCCTCAAGGGCCTGCTGGCGGAGTCGAAATCAAGAGGCACGGCGACAAACACGATCCTGCTTAAGAAGCTGACCAACGGCGGGCTGATCGACATCGTCAACGCCAAGAGCGGCAAGAGCTTTCGGCGGAAGGAGCGGACGGTGGTGATCTTTGAGGAGCCGTCCGCCTACGACCGGATCAACGAAGGCTGTCAGATCAAGCTGGGGATGAATCGAGCGGCGACGACCTGGGACCCAAAGATAATCATCGGCGGCACACCGATCTTCCCGAACGACAAGACTCATCAGTGGTTCCTGCGCGGCGATCAGCAGTACCGGTATCTCCCCTGCCCGCACTGCGGCCACTACCAGCCGTTGCGATGGGAGGCGATGGCGAAGGAAGGCGAGCGGCGCGGGACGTTTGAGTGCGAGAACTGCAGCGAGCCGATCGGCTACGAGTCGCTGCGTGAAATGGACACTCACGGGGGCTGGGCCTGCCCGCTGGGCCTCGACCGTTCGCAGCAGTCGCTGACACCTGAGGGTGAGCCGGCGGTCGAAAGCCAGCACATCTGGGCCGCCTACAGCTACCACCCCGGCGCAGTGTGGCGCCGGCTGATTGATGAATACGACGACGCGATGGAGGCGATGCGCCGGGGCGATGCGGATCTGATGCAGACCTTCCACAACACCGTGCTCGGCGTGCCGTGGGAGGACTCAATCAGCAGCAAGCTCACCGGCGGCAGCCTGGCCATGCGCCGCAGCAACCTGGAGGCCGGCAACGGTTATGGCGTCAGCGCGATCCCCAACGGCGTGCTGCTGATCACCGCCGGCGTCGACACGCAGGGCGGTGGCGGCACCGATCAGGAGCGGCTAGTGGTGACGCTCTGGGGCTGGGGCCGCGGCGAGGAGGGCTGGCACCTAGGCCACTTCGAGATCGACGGCGACCCGCAGCAGGTGGAGACATTGAACCAGCTGGATCAGGTAGCTGCCACGCAGTGGAAGCGAGAGGACGGGAAGGCGCTGCGCATGGCAATGGGCGGCATCGACGAAGGCGGCCTGGCATCGCATGAAATCCGCGACTGGTGCCGCACGCGTACGGCTACATGGGTGCCGGTACGTGGTGCGCCGCAGAAGGGCAAGCCGCTGCTCGGCCGCGGCGTGCCGGTGAACATCAACCGGAAGAATCAGGCGGTGCAGAAGGGTGGCGTCAAGCTGTTCTTCGTCGGCTATGACGCCAGCGTGAGCCACCTGCAGGGACGCCTTCGCTGCGACGTGCCAGGCCCCGGCTACCTACACCTGGGCCAGGCGGCTACTGATCAGTTCCTCGAGGAGTTGTTCCCCTGGCGGCGCACACCCAACCGAGAGAAAACCGCCTACAGCTGGTCGCTGCCGGCCGGCGTGCGCGATGAGGGCGGCGACTGCACCCGCTACTCCTACGCCATGCTGCAGCTAGTGGCCCGCCGCTACAACCGCGCGACGATGTGGGATCAGCTTGAAGCGCAGCTAACGAAGGACAAGCCCAGGCCAGCGCGGAGCAGACCACCAGCAGTACCGGGTAGCACGTTCGTAAGCAGCTGGTAGGCGCTGCATAGGCTGAGCGCAGAGGTGCTGTCCTATGGGCCTGCCGGCAACAATCAGAGCGGGTGACAGCTACAGCTGGATTGAGCTGCCATCCGTCACGAATCTCGGCGTTGACATCAAGGCGCCGACGTGGGCGACCACGCTCTATCTGAGGTTCAACAAAACCCACGAGGCCGCCACGATCGCGGGCGTGAATCGCGCTGATGGCGGGTGGGACTTCACCATCAGTGCGGCCACCTCCACCGGCTTCGACGCGGGCCAATGGTTCTACCAGTTGATTGCCGCGTCCGGCTCTGAGGTGGTGACGACCAGGACCGGCACCCTGCTGGTACAGCCGAGCCTGAGCTACACGGGCAGCGCCGCCGCCTTTGATGGCCGCAGCCAGGCGGAGAAAGACCTGGAGGCGGTTCAGGCTGCGATCCGCGCAATCGTCAGCAGGGGCGCCAAGGCTTACACGATCGGCAGCCGGAGCTACTCCGCCGCCGACCTGGGGGAGCTCATGCAGCGTGAGGCGCAGCTGAAGGGCGTTGTCAACCGTGAGCAGGCAGCCGACAAGATTGCGCAGGGCCTCGGTGATCCGCGCTCTCTATTCGTGAGATTCACCTGATGAGCAAGCGACGCAAGACGCAGCAGAAGCCACGCCGCCGGATGTATGAGGGTGCCACGATTAGCCGGCTGACGAGCGACTGGGTGACCAGCAGCACCAGCGCCGACGCTGAGATCGATGGCAGCCTGGTGCGGTTGCGCAACCGCGCACGACAGCTGTGCCGCGACAACCCATACGCGCGTCAGGCGCTGCGTGCCATCGCCGCCAATGTGATTGGCTCTGGCGTGCGCATGCAGGCGCAGGTGAAGATGCAGCGCGGCGGGCGACTGGATCAGGGCGTGAACGACACGATCGAATCCGCCTGGGCTGAATGGTGCCGCCCCAGCACCTGCCACGTCGCCGGGCAACTGAGCTTCAACGAAATCGAGCGGCTGGCTGTGATGAGCATGGCCGAATCTGGCGAGGTGCTGATTCGGATGGTGCCGCAGGCCTTCGGCGGTGGGTTGACGCCGTTGGCGCTGGAGGTGATAGAGGCCGACCTGCTGGATGAGGGCAAGAGCTTCGGCCCTGATGCGAACGGGAACGAGTGGCGCATGGGTGTGCACGTGGACCAGTGGGGACGGCCGATTGAGTACTCGTTCCGCACGCGCCATCCTGGCGACCTGACCAACGGCGTCGGCTATCAAACTCGGGAGATCCCTGCCGATGAGATCATCCACCTGAGGATGACCGAACGGCCGGGGCAAACCAGAGGGGTCACGTGGTTTGCCGCGGCCGTGAAGGCATTGCACCATCTCGGTGGCTACCAGGATGCCGAGGTGATCCGCGCGCGAGCAACCGCCAGCCTGATGGGATTCATCACTACCCCTGAGGGCGAGCTGGTCGGCGATGATGTGGTGGAAGGTGAGCGCGTCAGCAACTTCGAGCCAGGAGTATTCAAGTACTTGAACGCTGGCGAACAGGTGACGGTGCCCGACCTAGGCACCCCTAACACCAACTTCGAGAGCTTCATGCGCGCGATCCTCCGCAGCGTGTCGGCATCGATCGGGGTGAGCTACGAAACGGTGAGCCGCGACTTCTCGCAGTCCAACTACAGCAGCTCCCGCCTGAGCCTGCTGGAGGACCGCGAGAACTGGCGGCTGATTCAGGGCTACATGATTGAGCACCTCCATCGGGTGGTGTTCGAACGGTGGCTGGGTGCGGCGGTGGCGGTGGGCACTCTGAACCTGCCGAACTACGACCAGCTCCGCAGCCGCTACCAGGCGGTCCGCTGGTTCCCGCGCGGGTGGGGGTGGGTGGACCCAGAAAAGGAAGTCGCAAGCTATCGCGCTGCAGTGCGCTCCGGCTTCATGACTCAGGCGCAGGTGGTGGCCGAACTGGGCAACGACCTGAACGAGTTGATGCAAGCCCGCGCACAGGAGCTGCAGCTGGCGCAGGACCTGGGCCTGACTCTGGACATTGACCCCGGCAAGGTGAGCGCCGCTGGCCTGACGCAGGCGCGCCCGCCGGGCAGCATCATCCCTCAGGACCCGTATATGCAGGACGACACCCAGGCAGTCGATAGTCTGCCAGCAGAGGCACAGACTCCAGCCGATGACAGCCCAGCTTCGTGACATTCAAGCCAAGGAGCTAAGGCGTTCTGCCGTCTTCAACTACGCGGACTCCATTCGCGTAGTTGAAGACGAGGAGGACAGTCGAATCCTGGAGTTCAGCTTCTCTTCAGAAACGCCGGTTTCCCGGTGGTTCGGCGATGAGGTGCTCAGCCACGCCCCCGGCGCGGTTGACCTAGGGCGTTTGAACAACGGTGCTCCGTTGCTCTGGAACCATGACCCCGATCTTCCGATCGGTGTGTTGGAGCGCGCTTGGATTGATGAGGAGAAACAGCGCGGGATGGGCCGTGCTCGATTCTCTCGGTCAGCATTCGCCGAAGAGAAGCTGCAGGATGTCCGTGATGACATCTTGCGGAATGTGTCTGTCAGCTATCGCATCAACGATGCGGAGCCGATGCGTGACGGCGAAGGCCTGACCGCAACGTCGTGGACGCCTTTCGAGGTGAGCCTCGTTTCAATTCCGGCCGACGCCTCTGTAGGCGTGGGCCGCAGTCTCCAACCGGAGGCGGCGGCGCAGGCCGCAACCCCAACCCTTACCCCCAATTCCCCAGTGGACGACAACCACATCGACATCGAGGCGGTGCGGGCTCAGGCTGCGGCCGATGAGCGCGCCCGCGTCGCCTCCATCACCAGCCTCTGCCGTGAGCATCAGGCCGACGATCTGGCCCAAGGCCTGATCGAGCGAGGTGCCACCGAGGGCGACGCCATGAAGGAC